TCATTCTTCCACTTCCTCTATTGAGTAGGTGATTTCTGCACTGGGGTATTTTTGGGCAACTTCGTTCATCATTTCAAATGCTGCTGTTATTGAACCGCCGCCCGTGTACCTGGCTCTTGATTTATGACGATCAAAGGAAGGTGTTACATTCATTGCCCTAGATATGGCTGGGTCATCATATTCACACACCATTTTTACCCGTGTTGGTTCCGAAAAAATTTCTACAGTTATTTTAATATCTAGATGCTGTACGTTCAAAAAACCATAGTTTGCTGCCTTTATTTTTGTAACCAGCATCAGGAATGTTTTGTCAACCTGCTCTAAGGTGTAGCCTTCTTTTATTAGCAGCTTGCCCATTTTTGTGAATGCTTCTTCGGGGGTGTCCGTGGTGGTGATTATGATTACATTGCTATCTTCGGGTATATCCTGAAAGTGTGGGGGTAAAAGAGTAAAAAACAGTGGGATTAATAAATAATATTTCATGGTAAACCTCTTTGTGAGTTACAAAAAATAATTATTAATTAAAATTCAAAGTGTCCGCCAGGCGGACACGTGAAGCTTTAAGTATCTTTGTCGTGTAATAACTTCAGCAGTTCTTCGGCTGTTTTTTTTATCCGTTCTATTTCTTTTCCAATATAGTTTAAGTTTTACGAGTCTCACTAGTGAGACACTTCAAGCTTTATCTATTCTCTAAGGACCTCAAAACACTGTCAACTTGAGATTTTATTTGTTTCAAACTTTTCTTCAATTCTTCTCCTTGTTGTAGCTCAACACCATATTCAATTTTCTTCTCCATAATTATTAGTCGTTCCTCAGATTCAACATCGTCTGACAATAACCAGTTTATGTCGCATCCATCTTTAAATAGTTTTTTAAGGAAAGATGCCCCAGGCTCTACGTCATTATTAAAGTAAGGATACAGTTGCTGTCGTGTAATCTTAAGTGCATCAGCACCCTTCTGTATGGATTTGTATTTTGTTACTAAATAGTATTTTATTTTTGACCCTAAATCCAACTTCGAACTCCCTTCGTCATAAATATATTGCAGTTTTCACTTGACAAAGTGAAACATATATATTACTTTTGCAATAAAACTATTGCACATTATTTTAAAGACATTCTATGAAAAACAATAACAGCATTAAAATCCTTGATAAAGTAATAGAAGATAAAAACAGAATAAATATTGCCCAGGTGCAAAGAGAAACCGGATTAAGCTACCCATACGTGTGGCAACTACTGAACGGGGCACGCAACAACCAGGAATCCCTTTTGTTAGTGAGAAATGCAGTTGTAAAACTATATGGTTCGCTTGTACGTGACCATAAAACTGCCACGGCTGCATAAAATATAGTAAATGCCTACTACAAAATATATTAAAAAAATGAGACTAATATTTAATGGGTCAGTACGAAGACATTAAAAGCAAGATTTACCAGACGATACATCGGAATAAGAAGCCGATTGACCAGATAGCCGACGAAATGGGAATAAGCTGCGAGTCATTATACCGATACGCTCTCCCTTCCCCCTCGGGGAGCGACATACCCCTGAAAAGACTGATACCCTTAATGAAAGCCGCCAAAGATTACGGGATATTAAAACATATAGCCGGGATCTGTGGATTTGTACTGGTAAAGATACCACGTTACAGAGCCAGCAAGGGAGACAGCAACGATGTTGTAAGTAATTACCAAAACGTTAGCGCTGAAGCTGTAAATGACCTGATAAAATTTTTTAAGATGCCAACCATGCCTAATTACGAAAAAGTAAAAGAAAGCCTGGATACTGTAATGGAACAGAGCATAGGCGCGAGAAAATATATAGATAAAGAACACGCCGGACAAATCGATTTATTTTGAGGATAAAATGAAAAAAGAAAAAGACCTAAGAAAAAAACTGCTGGAAGCTATTGAAATGTACGAAAGGCTAAACCAGCAGGAAGATACTTTTTACGGCACACAATATAACAAGGGTTTTATCTCGGGGGTAAGGTATAGTCTTATTCTTCTTATAAAAGAAAGTGGTAGTGAGAACACAGGGCTGTTGAACAGGCTTAAAAAACTGGTATCGAAAAAAGAAGTTGTATTGGTTGAGAAGAAAGACATCAATTTAAGCGAAGCCGAAAAAGAGGTTGCCGATTTGCTGGAAAAAGGATTAACCAATAAAGAGATAGCAGAATTGCTAAGCAAGAAGCCTAACACAGTACGTAACCAGGTGCAAAGCATATTGACCAAAACCAACAACCCGAACAGAAGTCAGTTCGTTTACAGCCGGATGAAAAAGGTTAGCAATGAACAGTAAAATTGACAGGGATCAATTTATAAGAATGAGAAAAAGAGGCTTATCTAAAGCGGAAATAAGCCGCAGGCTGGAATGCTCCAGCAAACAGTTAGGACGTATTGAAAAGGAATTAACAGAAAAGGGTTTTGAATTCCCTGAACCTGTAAGAATAGACGAAGAAATTGAAACCATTACACAAAGAGTATTACTGAAAATGGGCGTAACCAGTAGTGAAGTTGGACGTGTAACCGGAGTAAGCCGGCAAGCGATTTATAAAAAGTTCGCGGAGTGCTGAAAAATGGAAAACAAAGTTGATATTAGCGGGTATAGCTTTACCAAATTAATAAAAGAAGCAAAAATAATATTCCCCCGCATGGATGAAATTAACGCTGTTAAATCTTATCACTCTTTCACTTTACAACGGCACCAACAGGCGTTTTGTATTGGAACCAAAATAAGCACACTTAACCAGTTAGCGATAGCGAGAACCTATCTGGAAATGATGTTTTTTACCAGGGATTTTTACCCCGCCGGGGAAACAGAAACCATTCTAAAACACTTTTCGAAACCAATAATACCGAGGATACCAAATGGAAAAGACCTTAACTAAGAGTGATATAAATAAAACATTTACCGTGCTGGATGATGAAACGGGTAAGTTTATTGAAGTGGCGTTAGAAGACCAGAGAACGGCATCATTCGCGCACAGCCAGGTACTTGCCGGCACACTATACAGCGCCTACTGGTTAAAAAAAATAAGAGACGAAAAACAATACCTGAATTTAGGGCATGGGAGCTTTGGGGAATATGTAGAAACAACACTTCCTTACGGAAAAGCTACAGCCTATAGAATGCTTCAGGTTATGGATAAGGTAAGCAACGTTTTCCCGGTAACCTCTCCTCAACAATTGCTAGGCGGAGAAGACGTTCCGGTAAATGAAATTAATTCAATGAGCATGAAGTCGCTAGGCGAAATTACAAAACTGGAAGATGTTGAGTTTGAAGAGTTATTTACAAAGGGTTCGTTATCCAATGGCGACACGACCCTTGTACTTAATGAAATTAAAGACATGGTAAGCCGAAACGTTGCTATTGCGGTAAAGGAGTACAAGAAAAAATACAGCGACCAACACAGCCAGCAAAATGAAAAAATTAAGCTGCTTAAAACGGAAAAGGAATCATTAGCAAATGACTTACAGGAAAAGAACGAAGTGATTGAGCGGGCGCGGAGTAAGGAAAAATTGTTTGGCGCCAAAGCCGCTAAGTATGATGATAAGGTTGAGTTGTTGCAAGATGCTGAAGACTGCCTGAATAAATTTAACAGGTACATGAATAATACAGCTATTTCTCTTGAAGATGCTGAAGAGCTTCAAGATAAATTTAATGACCTGGTTAAAAAAGCGGATGAAATTAAAGAGAATTTGATTGCCAACTTTTCGGAGGTTACGACCAAGTAAACCCGCCTGCCGGCGAGGCAGGAAGGAAAAAGGAAAAAGGAAAAAGTGAAAAGTAAACAGGAGAAATTATGAACGCCCGGAACGCAATTGGTGAACCAATATCAACTAAACAAATAATGGCTATTAAGACTTTGCAGAGCAAATTACAAATGAATGATGACGGGTATCATGCCGCACTTTGGGAGTTTGCTGAAGCTGGCAGTTGTACCGAGTTATCAAAAAGTCAGGCAACAAAATTTATTAGTGATTTATCAAACAAACTGAATAAAACAGCGCCTTATTCCTCAACACCACAAAGCCCCGCTTCCCCCGGCGGGGCTCCCTCCCGTTATACCGGTAACGGTAAAAACGGACGCTCGAAACATTTAACACCGGCACGCGCCAACCGTATTGAAATACTTGAGGATCTGCTAGGCTGGACGGGTGAAGAGAAGTTAACCAAATTTATAAAGAGACAAGTAGCAAGATTAAGACCGGAAAATATTTTGGTGCATGTGAACATGTTGAGCAACAAAGAAGCCAGCAAAGTTATCATTGGTATGCAACGGGTCTTTTGTGATGATAGAAAATTGGACTATGAAAAAATTAACATGTTGGGGAATAAACAACTTAAAGAAATTGGCAACTCCCGCCCACGCGTTAAAATGGTTAAGAGGAGTAAGTAATGATTGAGATTGTAAAAGAGGATTTGAGAATAAGAGCAATCAGTTTATATCAACCGTTTGCCAATAATTTTTATGATGGGATTAAGACGATCGAAACCCGCTGGCACGATACAAACATAAGAGAAGATGTTTTGATCTGTTCAACGAAAAAACCAATGATTGAACCGGCGGGTTTTGGTCTCTGTATTGTAAGGTTATATAATAGCAGGATGTTGAATCCAGATGACGCCAAAGATGCATGTTGCGATTATGTTCCTGGTAAATGGGCGTGGGAAACTGACAGGTTAAGAAGACTTGACCCGATACTACCTGTAACAGGTCGGCAAGGCTGGTTTTATGTAACCATACCGGCGGGAACAAGATTGGTTCATGTAGATGATTTACACCCGGATTACAACGAGGCTGGAGTACACTAATGGTTCGATACTTCGACTTCGCTCAGTATGTACTTTGCTTGCCATATATTTTTTAAATATAAGTGTAAGGTATTCCTTACACGTTGGAATAACAAAATGAGAAAAATTGACATAGCCACAATTCAAAATGAACTTGATAATTCTCCTCACGGGATGCACGGGGCGGTTGTTAACCGGTATGCTGAATTACTTGGTGTAAGTAAGGCAACTATCCACCGCCATTTGCAAAAAGAGTTTGGCAGAAAGAAGAGAATTGATCGTGATCCTCTCATTCCTCAGGAGTTGATTGATACGGCGGCAAAGTACAAAGCCAAAGGTTTGGCAATGGGATTAAGTGAACGCGAATTAAGTACCGATCTTGTTATTGAGTTAATGGTTGATGACGAAATTGAGGGAGCCGACAAACTAACTGTAAGTACCGTTAACCGCCGATTAAGAGAATCAGGATTCCGTCAAGTACAACCACACCAACGTATAGAAGCCGCCTATGCTAATCAGGAACATCAAATGGATTTTTCCAGATCGAAATATTTTCAGTTGTGGAAATACGATAGCAGCAAGGATGATTATCTCTTAAAGGTTGGCGAAAAGACTCTCTTCTACAAAGACGATACTAAAAAATTGCGTACCTGGATGGTTGGTATTATCGATAGCTATTCCAGAATATTTCTTGTAAAGATGTTTGCCGCGACGGGTGAAAGCTCGGATATAGGTATTGATTTCCTGAATTGGGTTTATGCGGGCGAACACCCGGAACACCCATTGCAGTATTTACCGGATGTATTAAAAACTGACAACGGTTCATTCATAAAAGACAGATCCGTAAAGCAGATGCTGGAAATTATGGACATTGAAAGCAAGTGTTCAACCCCCTACAAAAAGCGCGGCATACAAAAAATTGAATCTGTCTGGAAAATACTTTGGCGCCAATTTGAATTAAAAGAGGCAATGAAATTAGGGCAAGGTTCTACAATTCACCTTAAGGATTACAACGAGCTTGTTTATGGTTTTGCTCTCGACTCTCTTCAGAAAAACCACGTAGTACGAAGCGGTACCCGTGAACATGTATACAGATCCTCGCTTGGAAGATTCAGGAATGACGCGGGTGAAGTGATTAACAAAAGAGTTGCCGAATGTGATTTACGGGATGTTGCTTATTACACTAGCGAGCGGGTTGTTTCGCCTGAATTTATTGTAAGTGTTGATACTGAAAAATATCTATGTCCTGAAGGAACGCAAGGATTGCGGGTTAACATCTTCAAAAATAAAAGCGGAGCCTATGCCGCAAAAGTTATTGGTGAACACAGTCCGGCCTTTATGCTTATACCAACAACCGGTTACCGCGAACTGGATAACTTTGAACACCGCCCACACGCTACTTACGTAGACAGAATTGAAAAAGAAGTGAAGGAAGAAAAAGAAGCAAAGAAAGCTGAAGCTGTTGGCAATATTAATTACATGGCTCCGCAAGTTGAAAAGGTAACACCGGTAACACCATTTAACACCGCTGAAGATGTTGAAGAGGAATTTGTAAGTGTGTACGACGCCAAATTATACATAGCCGAAAAGCTTGTTTGCCAATATCAGGATTGGGCTGACATCTTTGATCCTTTGCTAAGTAGTGAAGATGGATTATTGAAGAGCGGGATTGATAAAGTGATTGCCGCCATTAAAAGACAACAGGCGGCAAGTAGTTAGTACTTAGACATTAGACAATAGATAAAAGCGAGAGCGTAAAAAATGGGAATAAAAGAATATTTGAAACAGTCGAAGCGGGTTTTGGATGTTGCTTTTAAGATAGTGCCCAAAAAGAAAGTATTAGAACATCAGGAAGAAACTTGCGGCGTGGAATTTAAATGCAAGAATTGCGGTAACACTGGCAGCGCTATTAACCAGCCAACTAATCAGGAAAATTATTGCAGTTGTTGCGGGTTTTCTCTTTGCCCGGATTGCGTAAAACGAAAAGTAAAAATGTGTACTGAATGTTTAGGAACAATATTATTTGCAAAAAATAAGAGGTGTAACAATGACTAATCCAAGACCCAAAGAATTAATGAACAAAACCGGCAAGATGATTCCCGCCGAAAATGTAAGGCTGGATCACTGGAAAAAACATTTGCTGGTTGAAGAAGTATTTACCGCCGTGATGGATCTTAACGAGCGTATGACAAAAATAAAAGAGAAGCTCTACAGGAAGATCTGGCAATATGAAAAATGGCTGGTAAAATTTAATGAAGTTGACCAGGAAGTTGATTTCCAGAATCTGACACTTACCAATTATTCCGGTACAAAAAAAATAGTAATTGAAACCGGCACCCTTGCCGTTGAGTTTGATGAAAACATTCAGGTTGCCAAAGTTCTTATTGATAAATGCATAGCTAGTTGGGGTAAGGAAAGTCACCACAACATAAAAATAATTATTGATAAAGCTTTCAGGGTCGGCACCAAAGGAATGATTAGTAAGAATGATGTTCTCGGGTTGCTTCAGTATAAAATACTTGATAAGGATTGGAAGCAGGCTATGGATTTAATAACCAAGAGCATAGTTGAAAAAGTGAAAAAGGAATACATCAAATTCCAGTACCGCGAGAATAATAAGGCGGGCTGGAAAACATTGAATCTTAATTTCTCTTCTATAGAGCTAGACTAATGGATAACGTAATTAACCCGGATTTAACATCGGGACAAAAGGAGGAGCTGGATAAATTGGGAAGGGCTCTCAATAAAATCGATTACAGAATAGTAGTAATGATTTGCGCCCGGCTCCTCTTGTTCCATGCACCAAACGAAAAGTATCAACTATTAAGACAAATGATAAACCTTACACGGGAGAATAAATAATGCAACGAGGAGTAATAATTCCAACATCGTTACTTAACCATTTTGGGCTTAGCAAGCAGGGTTACCACTGGAGTAAAACAACGGAAGTTTTTAAGGAAGATTTGAAAGAATCAATTTTGAACAGGCAGATGATAGCTTTAATTGGACAATATGGCGTTGGAAAAACAATTCTAACAAGCAAGGTGTTTGGCGAACTTAAAAACCAGGTGTTGTTCATAAAAATAAAAAATGTAAATCGCGAGGCTCTTACAGTTAATCACATGATGTCCGCCTTTATTGATGAACATACCGAAGAAAGCCCGCGGAGATGTTCCGAGGCGCGTACTTCTCAGTTTACCAGATTAATAGGGCAACTGATTACCCAAAGTAAAAGAGATATATGTTTTGTAGTTGAAGACGCGCACCGCCCAAAGGTTGAGTTTTTCAGGTCATTAAAGGAATTACGCGAAATCGAATTCAACGGGATTAATCCTTTATTCAGTGTTCTTTTAATCGGTCATAAAAAACTTGGTGACAATTTATCATTCCGTAAAGAAGTTTTGTTGCGATCTGTTAAGCTGGAGCTTTGCGAAGCGACCGGATGGATGGATTTAACCGAACGAATTGAATATTTGCGTACCGTGTTTGGAAGAGCAATTACCAAGAGCGCCAGGCAACGGATTGCCACGCTCCACAAGTTCCCGCTGGAAATGGATTACTTTATTTACGAAAAAATGAAAGAAGCCCGCCTTGCTGGTAAAACGGTGCTGGACGATGACGTTGTACAACCTACACTTAAGGAACTTTACGACGCTGCCAAAGAGAGCGACCCGGACGCTATCAGTTACCGTAAGCTTGCAAAGGAAATAAACGAGAACGGTAAACTGAATAAAAAAATTAGCGAAGGATCTGTTCACGCAATTATTAATAGTGACGCCGGTAATAAAAAGGAACGGGACATTATTCAAAGAACACTTGCAGCCGTTGAGAACAGAGGGCACGAAAGAAAAATGGCGGCAAACGAATAATGTGCCCCGGGTGCAAACATAAAAACTTTAAAAAATCGGCGGAGACTCCAAGACCATACATCGTTTATAAAACGGACCGGTTCCCCAACTTTGTACGCCGATATAAAATCTGTTTGATGTGTGGTAAGAAATATATAACAGTAGAAAAATTTGAGCGTGAGGTTGAAGATCAAAGTAGTGTTCAGGGGAAATTGTTTTGAGAGAGTTAATAGTCAATAGTCAATCGTGAATCGTGAATCGTGAATCGTGAATCGTCAATTGTGAATAGTGAACAGGAAAAGAAAATGCCATGTGATTATAACGAGTACCCGGATAGTTGGTTTACGGAAATAAGACCCCGGATTTTGTTACGGGCTGATAACAAGTGTGAGGAGTGCGGGGTTGAAAATGCTGCATACGGTTACCGGGATAAAGGGGGCAAGTTCCATGCATTGATTAAGAACGAAAACAATTTTGAATTTATGAAGCGTGCCGGTTACAAGGGAATTACAATAGTGTTAACAATAAGCCATACAGACCACAACAAAGAACATAATGGCGATGATAATTTGCGGGCTCTCTGCCAGAAATGCCATTTAGAGCATGATAAGAATGAACATGCTTTGAATAGGAAGTATGGGAAGAGGGAGAATCAAATGAGCATGTTCTAAAGTCAATAGTCAATTGTGAATAGTGAATAGTGAATAGTGAATAGTGAATAGGAAAACAAAATGAATTTTTCAATGAGTATAAAAACAACTGATAAAAATTGCCTGGTATCTATTACGTCCGGCGGGATTACTGAAATACAGTTACAGGTATTGAACAGAAGTAATCAGTTCCCTTTAAGAGGGTTGGTTACTTGCGTTGTGGAACTTACTTATAAAAGGATTAGGGCGGGTAACTGGAGGAAGAGATTTAAGGAAGCGGTGGTGAATGTTATAGTAAATCTTTGATAAGTGAAAAGTGAGACGGAAAAACAGAATGCAGAATATAGGAGTTAGAAGATAGAATGAAGAGCAAACAGAGAAAAAGAATATCGAAAAAAGATCCTTACAGAAAACGAATAATACTCGACGTGGAATTGGGTGAAACATTCTACTTGATATTGAATACTGTTGATCTGCTTACTGTAATACCTAACGATACTGTTATTAAAGCCGGTCTCATGAATCTACTCAAAAAAATTTGGATGAAGAGTTTTAGCGCGGAGGTAAGGAAACACATTCTAACCGATGTGACTACAGTCCCGGTGCAAGGGGCTACAATAAAGATGTTGGAAAATTTAAGAAATCTTAATGATTGGAAAATTAAAAAAGTGGTGAAGTGTGCCAACACAGATAACACCAAAGGTTGATGTGAATTACGAGGTGAAAATTATCGACAGCAGCTCTAAGTATTGCTCAAAGGTTGTAACTGTTCGTTGGGGCGGGTTGATGTTTCACTCGCTTAAGAAGGAAGGGAATACTTTGTATTTGGGGCAGGTAGAAATAATAAGAGAAGTAGCTAGTAGCTAGTAGTTAGATGTTAGACAAAAGATTTTAGATAAAAGATTGAGGGAAAAAATGAAAGAGATATACAAAGAATTGAGTAAAAAGAAAAAAAGAAAAATACTAATACGCCTATTAATTGGGCTTCTCTGTTCTGTTTTTGTTTACCAGGAAGCGGGTATAATTACGGCTATATCGATCTTGCTGGTTGACATTTCATTTGAATTAGTTTCAATCCAATTCGGGTTACTCAACAAATATATGAAGTTAACCAACACCGGACTATCCGAAACCGTGGATATTGTCGACGGGCTGTTCACAGCCGTTCAGTTACTAAAAATTACCAAACAAGACAAAATAATGGATAAAAGTCTGTTGGAAGAAGTTGGAAAATTGACAGGGAGTAAAATATAATGAATTGGAAAATTGGGTTGGATGAAACGAATATTAAGTGGGCTTTTGTTTTGTTGAAGCTGCTTTTAGTCCTGTTAATATCGGCGTTGGTTTTGCTTTCTACCAGTTGTGTTAATGAGCCGGAACCGTTGTCGGAATCTGCCAGCGACCAATACAAACAGAATTTATACGGGTATGAATTTAAGCTGACTCTTATTGAAGAGGGGAGCTTTACACATGGCGGGTATGGCGTTAGGTTGGCGGAGGTGGATGTACAAAAGCGGTTGTCTGTTGACATTGCTCAAATCTGGACTTTTAATATGCATGGAACGGTTACACCACATTACGCCCCCGAGATTTATAAAACGATTGAACTTTGCGGTGTGTCTGGCAGTCATAGAACAGATTCGTTGTACATGAAGCTTGATTATAACGGGAGAAACTTACGCGGGCCTGTTAAAATGTATCAAAGAATGATAAACGGGTGGATGCCTATCCTGGAGGTTAACGCGATGTTTGAAAGGAGTTCGGGATTGTTGAAGAGCGGCGGGAGGGAGTGGGTTTTTAGTAGTGAGTATTGAGAAGTGAGAAATCAAAAGTGAATAGTCAATTGTGAATAGTGAATAGGAAGAACAAAGATGGAATTATGGGAGTTGAAAAAGGAAGATGTTAATTGGCGCCCCTATTGCCTGGCATGTACAACAATTTACAGAATGGAAAAAACTGATTATGGTTACAGGTGTAAGTGTTGCGGTAACCAAACACATAGGGATTTAACAGCCAGGAAAAGTTCTAATGGATCTTAAACGACTACAACAATATCAAAATGAATTGAAGGATCTTAGTGACTCTATTGAGTTTGGGGCTTATTGGGATATTATAGAGGCGAAGCTGGTTAAGTTCCTGGCTCTTAATCCGGGGTTGGATCTGGACGATCTGGAGCTGAAGCGGGAAATTGAAAAGGCGTTCGCTCCTGATTATAACAAGTGGAGTAAAGAGTTATTACTTAAGAGTAACGATATAATAACAGTCGTTAATGATTTGTATCAGGATCTCGGTTTTGATATTGACAGGGACTTTGCAAAAATTAAAGCGCTGGAAACAATTAACAGAATGAATCTTGGTGAATATGGCGACCGTACAACAAAGAGGATTAAGAAAGCCGTCCGCGAAGGATTGGCAGAGAAGCTTAACCAGGATGAATTACGCGGCAAGATTGGCAAGGTTGGCGGGCGTGTTAAAACCTATGCCGATGTAATAGCCCACACTCAAATTAAAAGTTACGGGCGGGCGTGTAAGTACGAAAAAAGCCTGTTAGCTGAAGTTACCTGGTTTGAATATGTTGGGCGGTTACGTAAAACAACCCGTCCTTTTTGCGAGAACGCTCTTAAGCAGAAAATGTACAGGCTGGAAGATATTAAGAATATGGATAACGGAAAGGGACAGCCGAAACCGGTAATTGTTTATTGCGGGGGTTGGCGGTGTTTTCATGATTGGGAACCTGATCCATTTTTTAAAGAATAGATTTTAGATGCCAGATGCCAGACAATTAGATACAATACTAAAAGATGAAAAGCGAAAGACAGCATATAACATTCCGATAACGGGCTTGTACTGTTCATCGGTTAGTTATATGCGGCGGCGGGAATGAGTAACAAGTAAAAAGGAAAAAGGAAAAAGGAAAAAGTGAGAGGGATAGTTGAATGAGTCAGGAACAGGACATATTAAATTATCTGAAGTGTGGGAATAAGCTCACTCCGCTGGAGGCTGTTCAGTTGTTTGGGTGTATGAGATTAGGGGCAAGGATCTACGATCTAAAAGAAAAGGGGTACCCGATTGATAGTCGTACTGTTAAGAAAGGTAAAAAGTATGTTGCCGAATATGAGTATATTTCAAGTGAACAATTTAAGATGGATTTCAAATGGAAGTAACACCCTCTCAATTACCAATCGAAGTGATTCAGGAAATTAACGGACGGCACCCCAAGTTTAATAAGAACTCCAAAATTATTGTTGTACCCCCGGGGGACTTTAAACTTATTAATCCCGACAACGGACAAATTGAAACCCTTCACCCTAAACGATTGATCTATTCAGATTATCAGGTCGACTATTCAGAAAACCTTGATACTCTCATTATAAGAAACCCGGCGGTTTGGGGACTTTGAGGGTAAAATTTAGTAAACCCTTCCAACTCAGCACGGTCTAAACACATCCATTAGGTAATTTCCTACCGTATTTTAACAGAAATGGCGTTCTGAACGCTTTGGGAACGGCAAGTGGTATAATGTGTCGGGTAGGCGGTTTTGGAATGGTGAAGGGGCTGGGAATGAGTTTTGAAAAATCACGGGCGAATAGTCAATTGTGAATAGTGAATAGTGAATAGTGAATAGTGAATAGTGAAACGAAAAGATAAAAAGATTAAAAACAGCATCCCGCAATTCTTCAATCCGTAAACCTTCAACCTGCAACTTGATAACTTGCAACTATTCCGTTATCACATGAACAGTAATAACTACAATTGTAAATTTGTTATCCTGCATTAGTAATCTTGCTTCGGGGGGGTTTTGGTCTCTGTCAATTATAAAGTCTTTTGTGGATTCTGTAAAGGTTAGGTTTGCTTCTATGTAATCCAGTAACGCGGAGGCGTGTTGAAGGTTGGTATTTTGGGAGGTCTTTTTATCAAATGAATCGGACTTGGTGCATATCAGTATATCAAACAAATGATTTTTTATACCAAGAGGCTTCACAACTTTTTTGAACATTGGGAATGCCGCCGGTAGTTTGCCGGTTAATTTAATGGCGTCTTTCATTTGTCCGGAATATGCCTCTACTGTTTTGAAATCGACTGTTGAGTCTGCAATATAATTTACTAATCCGGTTTGTGCCGTTAACATAATTACCCCTCTGTGTTATTAAACCATTCATCAAATCGGCGGGTCTTAGCCGTCATTGTAACGCTGCCAGTTGTACTATCCGGATCGAGCGCCTCCAGGGATGACTTACCATTCTTTATATTTTTAAGCCGCTCAATCGTTGCCTCGTAATCCTTCAGTATGGTTGGCTTGTGTTCAAATTCCGTGTCGCCATGCTGCCTATCGAAACCATACTTTTTAATTATGCGAAGCAAATCGAGATCCAGCCCGTTTGTAAGTTCGTCGGCGGACTCTACAGATACATAAGTATTCAGTTCTTTATCTGCCAGTTCCATATCGGCGGTTAAAAGAGTTTCGTCCGCGTCGCCTGCTTCGTCTAAAAAATATTTATCCCACAAGGGAAAATGTTTTTTTACGAATGTTGTAGTTAATAAAGTTGCCATATTGTAACCCTCTAGTTAAGTGCTTTTAATAATGATTCGTGGATACCTTCAAGAGCGATATCGCGGAGCTTTTCTTTTTCCTCTTCCGAGAAACCCCAAAACTTTCTAATAACTTTAGATTTACCGGCTCCCTGTATATTGTGGTAACCCGCTATTGTTTCTTTCTCGGGGTCATCAATAAGCATTTGAACGGAATGGAGCGAGTTGTTTACCTCGTGATCTACTTTGTGAAGCATTCCTTCCAGGTCATCAAATTCAAGGTTCACAATATCGGTTACAAGTCCCGCCTCTTCACGTTTCTTTTTGTATCCCTCGGAGTAAGGTTTGAATGATTTACCGTCAACGTCCAGACCTTTACGGGTACGCTCTTTTACAATACGTATACCTCCGAGTCCGAGCCTGTTGAGGATCTTATCGTTATCGAGGGCGGATAGTATTTTTTGAAAAGTTGGATGCATAGTAACCAAGTAAAAAGTTAAAAGGAAAAAGTAAAAAGGAAACAGTTAATTAGTCGAGTAAAGGTATTACTGGTTTTTGTAATGGTTTTTGACCTTCCAGTATTGTAACGCCTACTTTGCCCCAATCGTTGGGATCAATTTGTAAGCCCTGGTTGTAGGCGCCTTCCAACGCCAGAATATGTTCGCGAACATTTATTGGTTCGCTTTTGTCAATAGAAAATTTTGGGTATTGGGTAACGCCGCCATAATTACGATCGACTAACATTTTAATAAGCTTTTGGATGTACCGTTCGATAAATTTTATATCCTTAATGGCAATCTCTCTTTTAACTTTGTAACCCGTAAGATTTTCGCCAACCTGGAACCCGGTTGATTCAGCAACCGCGTTTTCATGACCGAGTAAAGTAATTGAAATTGCCTTATCGCAACGGTCAACAAATCTATCCTGGTCTCCCGTGTTTCTAGTCGCCTCGTGGATTTCGAACTTTGTTCCTTCAGGAGCGGTACCCCTGGCACTTTGTCCAATGGCATTTACAGCGTCATCAACTTCCTTTTTGAAATCATCACCCGAACCGGGCGGGTAGTAACCAATTACAAAAGCTTCGCCAAACATTTCAATGAACGACGCCCAACTTTCAACGCCGAATTCTTTTAAAATGTAATCCCTTACCACCGGCAATAAAACAGGATTGCGAAGTGTCTCGATTATAAGAGCGGCATCGGCTGGTATATCGCGGAGATCCTTGCCAAAATCCAGTTTAAGAATTTCGTCTTTTGGATCTCGACGAAAATATTTTTGGTGTAATTTTGCCGTGTTGGTAATTACCTGTTGATTATCGATAATTTCCCAAACCAGACTAATGACGGCATAGATCTTAAACTTACCGTCGATTATATCCTCAAAGAGTTCGTCCATGTTAAGGTTTTTGAAAACCTCGTTTACAAAATCCCGGACGGCTTGATCTTGAGCATTTTGAGAAACTTCAGTGACCCGCCAATCCCGCGAGTACCCGGCATTACGCGCCTGAAGACAACCGGAAACATGAGAGTCCAATTCCGCCTGTTCCATTAAAGCGATAAGATTTCTATAGTCACCTTCCTTGTAAGCCTTAACTGCCTTTTTGTAAAATGCCGGTGTAAACTGAACGGGAACTGTTGTTAATTTTTTATTAACCTTAATTACTTCGATAGGCATAATTAACCCCTTCTAAAAATTTTTTTATTTGCTAAAAAAGAACGCTGCTTAAGTGATTTGAAATTACCCCTCTCAACCCAACGGGGTAACATAATAAAACCGGTTGCGGCGGCGTCCAGACCGTCCAGCTTTTCTTTACTTTTACCAAACGAGAGGTATTGATTACGGTAAAGCTTCATATCCTCTGTTCTGCAAATACCGGTTTCGCCCGCCCCTTCAAAGATTTCTGAATTATACTTGAACTTGCCGGTTTGGTGTGGGAAAACAAGATTGAGAATTCGGCTTTCTTTATCCGAGCTGTAAAACTCAGTCTTCAAACCTTTGGCGCTATACCTCCAGATTGGTAAATTCATTTTTCGTTCCAGACACCATTGATCGTAATAAGGTTTTGCAATAGCCCACTGATCGAAATCATCCTCAAAGAGTACGGTTTTCCAATTGGGGAATTTTGTTCGCATATGGTGAACGTGATCGAATACATAATACCAGCCCTCTTTACGAAGGTACATATCCAGCATAATAGTTTCGTTGCTATTGGTAATACCCATAGTTGCAACGCCCTTGTAACATGCCGATGGACTTTGACCTTTGGCGGGATCTATGGCAGTAAGCGAGGCAATAATTTTTATCAGGTTAAGATTAACGGATTGCAGCCAGGCAAGATCGAACATTTCTCCCTTAACAAGTGGATCGTCCATGTATTCACCCATCCATGTATCGAACGGGATGGAAGTTTTGTATTCGTTCCAGTACTCGGTAGTAAATTCCGAGTGGCCGGCCCAATTGGTTAAGCCCGCTTCGTTAAGCGCCGGGAATGAGAAATGATTTTCCGGACTGATTGTTTTGAGTCGGACTATAGGGCAATCGCTGTTAATGGAGTTACCCAAAGTGATAGAGAGGGCGCCTTTATCCATTTGTCCGTAAACCTCGGAGGTGATAAAGTCGGTTACCTTATCATTATCGCGGGTACTGGTAACGGAATTTTTATTGTAAAGGTCATCATTAATGGATAAACGAATACGGTTAAAATCATCGTCGAGAATAGAACGCAAACCCTGTTGATAACTGGAAGGAACCAGGTGTGTATTGTTAATGATGTAATGATTTTTGTTATCCTGTTGGATCTGGATGTTGTAATCATACATCAATTTTTTATTGCGCTTCATTAAGCGAACCAGGGAAGCGTTTCTTTCTTTGGCGTCATCTTCAACACGCAACGAGGTATTAAGTATACCGCCAACCCCCAATGCCAGGGATTTAATAGTTTTACCAATGTAACAAAAGGCGGACTTACCGCAACGCCTGTGACCCGATGCCGTGTAACGCCCGGATTCAAGAGTGGCAAGCCATTTAACAATTTCATTATCGGGCTCGTTAAAGATACCAGGGAAATAGATCCGGGCAAATTGCAGATCGTCATTATCTGCCAGCTCGCGGCGTTGTTTGGTTTCGGAAGGTGTAAGCCCGGTACTGGAATCATCAACTACAGCTTTATCAAGGAAGTTTTCAAACTCTTCATCCAGCCTTTTTATTTTTGCCATTGTTGTTTTAGCCATTATCTAAGCCTCTTTTTCAATTCGTTTTTAAAATGGCGAATGGAGTTAATGAGTTCGTTCTTAAGTTCCCGCGCGTAAAGTTTGGGGTAGTTCTCTTTGGTAAACTGTATGTAATCAGTAAGTACCTCAAAGGCTACTGGCAGCTTATCTTTAACATCAACCAGGGTTTCAACGGCACGTGTTAATTTTATAAGCGAATCGGAGTCTTCATTTGTCCAGGCTTTGGGATCTGCTTCAGCAAGATTTTCAATAATCTTGTAAAGCTTTTCGGCTAAAGAGTTGGGGCTCATCTTTTCATATTCACTGGAAGTGAATTGTTCCCTCTCTTCATACCAGTTAAGCCCGCTTTTTTTGTCCTTACATGCAGCCCAGTTTATTACGGTCTGAACAGTAGGCGACCCGTTGAAGTAATCGGAAATCCTTTTGGCGCTCCATTCATCTTTAATAAAAAAGTGCCGCGCCTCGTTTTTGATTTCGTGTGTATATCGCTTCATAAATAACTCCATAATTTCCAAACATAAAATACAACACGAGACTTTTGAAGTAATTAGAAACCGTTCCAATATGCATATTGGAACGGAATACATTTACAATAGATTATTCAGGTAGTAAATTTTGCCTAAGAAATTTCAACACCAAAACAGGTTAAAAATGATTCACCTTTGGTTACATCTTAAACGCTTCTCGCTAAAAAGCCTTATAGGTATAGTGTTCCGTAATAGCGGGAACAAATTGCCAGAAGATGTATTTACCAACGGAATGGATTTAACTGAAGTATTGAACGCCAAAGGCGAAGACGGTTATATAAAAACTGTTCCTGTTGGCAAATTCCCTAATCACCATAACGGCGCCCACGAGGTAACTTTTGAAGATGTAAAGGCAATGGCTGCCAACCTTAAAAAAGGCGGAACCGATTTACTTTTTGATTTTGGACATGAAAGTTTATGGAACAGCAAAGCACCCGCCGCCGGCTGGACACCAAAGAAAGATGTTGTTGCCAAAGAAGACGGCTTATATGTAAAATACCCCGACTGGACACCACGCGCTCAAGAGGCTATTGAGAACAAAGAGTATAGATATTTGAGTCCAGCCTATAGTCTTTATAATGAAGACAAAAAAGGTAAATCGATTGGAGCCGTTCTGTTATCTGTTGGCTTAACCAACACCCCTTACATGGATAAAGAAATTGACCATATCGGAAATTCAAAAATTAACAGTAGTGAGGATAAAATGAACAAAGCATTATTGAAGTTTTTTGGTCTGCCTGAAAACTCAACTGAAGAGCAGATTAACGCAAAGTTAAACAGCTTGCGTACAACCCATAAACTGGCAGAGGACGCCGGGATTGATGAAATACTTAACAGTATGAAACCAGCCGACCCGCCCGTTGCAGACGCACCCGCTCCAAAAGTTGAAGGTGAAAGTGATCTGGCAGCAAAGGTAAACTCACTTACTGAAACTGTTAATAAAATGGTTAACTCGCAAAACGAGGGACGTGTTGAAGCTCTTGTAAACAGCGCCATTACCGAGGGCAAGATTGCCCCCGCCGATAAAGCTATTTGGTTGAACAGCGCCAAAGCTGATTACGAGGGCACAAAAACACAGTTGGACGCCAAAGCAAAAAACGCCGCCGTACCTGGTAGTGTAAATGTTAATAAGGATGGTAAGGTAGAAGACGCCAAGGTTAACAGTAAGCAGGCAGCTACTGACTTTTTCAAAGAGCAAGGCAGAAAATAAGAGATACAAATTTTTAGATAATTAAATCTGGAGTTATAAATTATGTTACTAAGAGCTATCAGTCCGAGCGACCCGGTAACCAACCTTGTTCTTGAGGGTCTTTTGATGTCGGCGCCTATTTTACAGGATGCTGAATTTTACAGCCGCGCCGGTGCCGCCGATGCACCAAAGAAAGCGCGAGACGGTGGAACTACCGGTATTTTCAGATCCATTAACGAAGACAATACCGCGACACCTCCGGAAAATACCTATCCATCAACCGCTAAAAAGATTGTTTCTTTTGATGTAAAGGTTGATACCGTTCTTGAAGATAGGAACGAAGATCCTGAAGCTGAATTAGCTACACAAACCAGGTTGGAAGCTGAAGACGCCGGTTGGTTGCTTCAGGAAAAATTCTTTACGGGTGATGTTGACTCCGACGCTGAAGAGTTTGACGGATTTGGGGAGCTAATCCCAGTCGCAAATATAAAACCAGTTGCTACACACGGTTTACAAATTGTATTGGGTAATACAGACACAAAAGTAACCGCTCAACAGACAGCAGTTGAAGCCTTACAAAAGTTTTTTGCTACTGTAAGAGGCGGTGCAACTCACGCGTACATGAACGAGTATTTGAAAATACGCCTTTTATCAATGGCTAAATCGTTGGGTTATTACAGATTAAGTAAAGATGAATTAGGTAATGAAATTGAACGAATTGGTCAGGTTGCAATACGCGGCGCCGGTTACAAAAAAGACGGTACACCATTGTTGCCATTTAACGAAACTGTTGGTAACTCAACTGATTGTTCCTCTATTTTCGCTTGCCGTTGGGGCGAAAGAGTTAACCTTACTTGTTTAACCTCTGTTGGCGTTAAGGCCACTTATGCCGGTCAAATAGGTAATTTCCTAATCAATAACGTCAATCTGGATATGGCTATCATCCTCCAGAGTGACAGCGCTTTGCATAAATCAACCGGCTGGAGACTAGGCTAAGTTTCCCGCTCTCTGTTTAGAGTAACATTTTGTTTATAAAATTAATTAATGGAGTTAGTAATGAAACAATTTTTGATGCTCTTCTTTACCGTCTTTCTTCTGTTGGTAGTGTTACAGGTTGACACCAACGGACAGACGGTTACAGCAACAAAAGCCGATCTGAATGTTAACTACGAGGCAATTACGTTTACTGCTACCGTGGATAACGATAGTACTTTTTACAGCTCGGAGTTCAACTTTAATGGTTGCGGGCCAATAAGTACAATTTTTAGAGATTATTCACAGGCGAACGATTCAATCTATTGGTCGGTAGTAAGGCAGGTACGGGCTAATACCGGAAAGTGGAAAGATTATGAAACCATCTTTACGGACTCGACGAATGCCGTATTTTACAAACATGACACATTAGCGGTTTACCCGATAGCCCAAAGATATAAGATAACATCGGGAGCAAAAAACGGGGTAACATCAACCTTGAACATGGTAGAAATTATTAAAAAAGAGTAAAACCAAAACTCCTTGTTAAGAGGCGCTCGTTACGGGTCACCAACCGTGCCGGGATAACGGGCGTCTCTTTAGTACTTAGTAGTTAGATGTTAGATGAAAGACAAAAGCGAAGAGAAAAAAAAGAGAAAAAATTAAATGGCAGCGAAAGAATTAGCAAGTGAATTAATAAAATTTTTTGAGGGGTGCGAACTCGAAGCCTATTTGTGTCCAGCTCGTATTTGGACAATTGGGGTTGGTTCAACGAAAGGCGTTCATGAAGGGATGGTTATTACTGAAGAGGAAGCAACGCAACGCCTTTATGAAGATATGCACGACTCCCAAAAAAGAATTGATCGACTTGTAAAAATTAAGCTTGCTCCTCACGAACACGCAGCGTTGTTGTCGTTAGGCTTTAATGTTAGTTATAACAGTTCAATTAAACTAGCCGGTTATTTGAATGGTGACAAAGAATTATTCAAAAAGAAACTGCTTCTTTATTGTAAGGGCGGTGGAAAAGTATTGAAGGGCTTAAAAATTAGACGTATAGCTGAAAGATTGCTATTTGAGGAACGCCCCTGGAAGGATATTGCAACAAAGATGCAAAAAATGTCGATCGAAGAAATTGAAGATTATTCTCACAAGCTATTTGCGGGGGTGTGATGTTTGAATTTATTGGTTCTATTGTTAAAACGCTTACCGGTTTTGTTGACGGGTTGGTTACTTCAGACGAAGAGAAGTCTGAGGCTGTAAAAAGTATTAAGATTGTTGAGAATCAGTTAACCGCTAAAATGCTGGAGTATGAAACCAAGTTGATGGAACAAAAAGCATCCATCATAAAAGTTGAAGCTGAAGCCGCAAGCTGGCTACAGAGGAATTGGCGACCAATTGTAATGTTGGTCTTCACTTCGTTGGTAGTTGCTACCTGGTTGGGTTTTGACGCCCCCGGTTTAACTGAAAGCGTTAAAATAGAAGTTCTTGGAATAGTGAAACTTGGTATTGGCGGTTACATAGTCGGGCGTAGTGTCGAAAAAATAGCCCCTTCAATTTCAGACGCGTTCAAGAAAAATGGTGAATAGAATGAGCGAAGAAAAGAAAAATAAATTTGTAAGGTATTTTACGATTATCGTCTTCGTTCTATCTATTGTTTTTAATATCGGGTATACAACAAATGAACTTGATCACAAAATGGATGAGTCGGCTGCAAAGGAAATTATTGATAACAAAGTCGACAAAAAGATTGAGACCATTAAGCAGGAAATTAAAGATCGATACGTGAAGATTGAAGACGGATCAGCTATTGAACAGAGATTAAAGGGTATTGAAGAAAAGTTAATGAAGCAAGAAGAGTTGATTTTCAAAATTTATGACAGGTTGATAAAACAATGACACCCGAAGACGTAGTAAGCGGACAGTATTACAGACTTTTAGAACCCGAATGGGCAACAACCTTTAACCAGGGAACGCCGCCCACAGGGATGAAAATCAGTTACCCGGATAAAGAATACTTCCTGGAGTGGGGAACGGTTTTTAAGGCTAGTGACAATTGCGATTACAACAGTTACGGTATCGCAACATTAACCGCTAACCCTCCTTTAATAAGAGACACATTTATAGTTGAGCATATTGAGCAATTTGAATTAGTAGCAGTGAACAAATAAAATTTTAATTGAGGTGGAATTATGGCTGAAGCAACATACAAACATGGCGGCATTAAGAAAGTAGAATATCAAACACCAACCGGCGGCGCGTGGGGTTCACCTGTTAATTTAGGCGCGCCATTAACAGACGGCGGTGTTGGTTTCGAGTTACCGGAAACCGAAACAGGCGAAGGCAAAAAACTTTACAGTGGTAAGAAATGCAGCCATACTTTTAAGCTGACAGATCTTACAAAATTTGTAGCGTTGGAAACCTTAATGAAAGCCGACACCTCTATTGATGTAAGAGTCTATTACCTGAATGGTGATTATGATACCATTACAACGGACGCTATCCCAATGGTGAAGAGAATAATTAACAGTCAGACGGGTCAAAGGAACGCATTTGAGTTGAAGGTTGATTCTTTCCAAGTATAGTTTTTAGTAGCTAGATATTAGACGTTAGACGTTAGATTTTAGATAACAGATAAAAGATAAAAAATTATGAGTCTATCAGGTTTACGAAAAGTTAGTGTTTATGACCCCGTGACGGGTACAACTGTTCAGATGAACAAAGTTGGCCCGGACGGTACTTTTGAGAAGGTGCCGCAAGGTCAGGAAAACGGAAAAGGCAGCATGGTTTATGCCGGGGATGAATCGGTAATTGAATTCCCTTCTTTCGACGATGCCGGGTTCAGTCAGCTTGAAACATGGATGAAAGATAAAACACCCGTCCGCCTGGTAACAAATGGCGTTGAGGAACATGTACTTTGGTATGAAGACAGCCTGGTAAGTGTTAAAAAGAACATCGGATTTAAGACCGGCGGACGAAATAGTTTTATGGTTAAGCTGACCAAGAAAGGTGGAGAGCATTCGATTTATGCTGGAGCGAACCTATTATTCGCTATAAATGGATGGATTGATTCAAACAGCGATGGTAAAGCAGACGGTTATGCTTTTCAAGATAGCCCTGCTTGTACATTCACGAACAATCAGCAAAGAATGGAATTCAATTCAGGAAATCTTTTTTGTCAAAGTAGTTTAGTATATCCTCTCAGTGGGGCAAAACTTACTCTCGGTACAAATATTATTGACTCTTCCCAAGGTGTGGCAATTAAATTGCAGTATAACGATTTCTCGGCCGTTTTAATAAGTGCAGATTATGGAGATTCACCAGCGGTAAAGACTGTCACGTCTCCATCCGGCACCTATTCAATCCAGGTTCATGTTGCAAGAATCATGTCTCCAATAACAAACGACTATGTTTTATTTGGGAATCCAATGCTGACGGCATACAGAACGACTTATAAGGATATTAAATACTAACATGAATGAACGTTCAAAATACAACCCCCTCGAAGACGGAAAAGAAAACACACTCCGCCCTTGTTATGGCGCCAACTACGAAGCAATTCAAATGCTACGTTTGAAGTATACCGGCACTTCTCACGAGGAAAAAACAGAGATCATCAAAGAATTTAAGCTGGATCTCGAAGACGATAAGGACGAAATTGGAGTTAAGGAATATTACGAACAGCTTTGCCCCCTTATATTTTTAGAAGCCGCTGATTTTAATTTTGCCAAAATTAACATTGAAGAGGTTAACCGGGCGTACAAGGATTTTTTTTCTTTTACCGAAAGCAGTACGCCGCTTTCCTCAATAGAGTTGCTGTCATTACTGAAAAGCCTTCCCCTCCAGCAAATAATGACTCCACAAAATCAAATGAATACTCCAGGGAGTTAACCGAATACAAAGCGAGGGTATATAGTACAATGCCAACCATTAAGTACTACATATTAAAAGCCGCTCGCAGTCCGCAAGATTATTTCTATTTATACAACCAGGTTGAAGTAAAAGACCTGGCTCCATTTGTAATAAAAGCATTCCTGGAGGTTGAATAATGTCAGAAGCCATAATTATAGATCTTATACTTAACGGTAAGCCCGCCAAATTAGAATTGAAAGATGTTGATAAATTAATGAATGCCATTTACGGCGGTTCCAACCGTGTAACTGACAGCATGAGCAAATGGGGTAATGTTGTTACCGGTTTTAACCAGGGACTTGAAGCAACAAAAAAATTGTTTAATGTAATCTCTCAACCTCTTAAAGATGCTGGACAGTTTGAACAATACGAAGCTCAATTACGCGTAATGTTGGGCTCTGCCAGCCTTGCAAAAAAACGTCTTCAGGAACTTGTGGAATTTGCCGCCACCACTCCATTTGAATTGCCTGAAGTTGTGGATCTCGGTCTTAAACTTCAATCTATTGGTAAATACAGTAAAGAAATGATGAGGGATTTGGGCGACCTTGCCGCCGCTTCTGGTAAATCAATAGAACAGGTATTTAACGCCTACGCAAAGCTGGCAACGGGTCAAATTGGCGAAGCAAAAAACATGTTCCGGGATGTTCTCATTTCAGATGACGATTGGAAGAAAGCATTAAACGAAAAAGGACTGGCAGCAACCGCCGAAAACATGATGCAAGTCTTCAGTGATGTAATATCACAAAAGGGTTTTAGTGGAATGATGGATGAACAATCCAAAACCTTAAATGGCATGGTAAGCAATTTCCAGGACGCTTTAGGTCAACTCTCAACCGAGGCGGGAGAAAAGATTTTACCAATAGCAAAAGACATACTTGATATTCTTATTCCCGCGATTAATGGCGTAAGGGAAAACATGGATGATATCATCCCGATTATTAAAACAGTCGCCCTGATAACCGCCGCCTGGACGGTTGCCATATATGGAGCTGAAGCGGCGTTAAAAGCCAAAGCCATTGCTACGGCACTTGCCAGTAATGCCACCGCAATTTTTAATAAAGTATTGGCTGCAAATCCAATATTATTGGTTGTTGCTGGATTGGTAACGGCGATCGCTTTACTGGATCAATTCACAAGCGTATTAGACACTTCTACAGATAAATTAAAAGACAATATCAAGCAGCAACAAAAAGAAATTAGTAGTAGAAGAGAGCTGTTAGATGAGCAGATAAAAAATATCGAAACAAGAAAAAAAGAAGCTATTGGGCTTGGTGAATCAACTGAAGAGTTAAGGAAATATGACGATAAAATACAAGAATTAATTAAGAGCAAAAAGGAGTTAGCTAGAACAGAATCCCTGCTAAAAATTCAAGAAACAGCAGTAACCTATGCCGAATCTTTAACAGACAATCTTATGAATTTGTGGGGTTGGACTGAAAAGCTGGGTTTTGAATTAGACACAACCGAAAAAAGGCTGGCAAACTCCCAGATGTCCATTATGATGGATCAAACCAGATCTTTGGAAAGCAGGTTGTTATATGTTGATGAATTACTTAAAAAGGCCTCAGGCAGAGAAGTTGTTTATTTAACGAATTACAAAACTGCTCTTTTAGCCATGCAGACACTTGAAATTGAAACTTCAATAGAGTCTAATAAAGCAACCGGCAAACGGGTTGAAACAGTGTCATTACTGAAGGATGAAATTAAAAATTTAACGCTGGAGCTTGAAGCAACGGCATTAACAGACAAAAAAAGAATAGCCTATCTTCAACAGGAAATTACGCTCCGAAAAGAGAAGGTAAATTTGATTACTTCAGGCACCAAAGCGGGTAAGCCGGATAAAACAGAAAAAGTATCATTCGATATTGAGCCCCTGGATGACAGCGACATTACGGGAATAAACGAAGGGGTAATGCAAAGAATAGCTGCTTCTCAAAAACTTAACCAGGCTAAGGTTGATTTCTTTAACCAGGAAAAAGAACGAAACCAAGAGCTTGCATTTCAGAACGAATTGAAGCTGGATTCGGGTGACGAACTGATAAACAGAGAAATTGAAGCACTGCTTACCCGCTCCTCTATATTGGATGATTTAAGAAACGCCGAAACAGAAGCAGATTATCAAAAATATCTTCATGACCTTGAGTTGCATGAACAAAAAATGGCGTTGATTGAAGCTGAAGAGCAGGCAAGAGAACAAAAAGCTTTAGCTGGTGTTCAGGCGGGGCAAGCTGAATACCGTGGTCTGGAAAATATTCATAAATCGATTATGGCTTTGGTAGTTAAAACCATAAAAGCCTATGCCGCTGAAGCCGCCGCCGCCGAGATAAAGAAGGTTATAGCTACCGCAATGATTCCTTTCCCGTTTGATGTGATTTTAGCCGGTGCCGCTGGGTTGGCTGTTGAGGCTATGTTCGATCCGTTAATGCCAAAGTTTGAGCGTGGAGCTGTAAATATTGGCGGTCTTCGTCATTCACAGGGCGGAGTACTTGCCGAAATAGAACAGGGTGAATCTGTAATTAACAGAACAGGTACCCGGAACAATGCCGGGCTATTGAGCAAGATGAACCAGGGAGCCATTTATAACGAGCTTTCCCCCGGTATGGTAATGGCTATGGAAAGAAGTTTCTCGGGCGGCGCCTCGTTCCCTACTGAAGGTTTTGATAAAATAGTTGGTGCTATAAATAACCAGACTAACCGCCTGGAAGCCCTTGAGCGGAGAATAGATTTTAATTATGACGGCTTTGATAGCGGTTACGATAACTTTAAGAAAAAGAGGGATTACACGGGATAATGGCATTTACTAAATTTGTACAAACAGCAGACCACGAGAGCGCCGACGGTAACACTTACAAGATCGAGTTATTCATTGATTCCGGTTCACCCCCTACTTTGCGGACGCTGGATTTTAAGGGATTACCTACTATTACAACGGGCAAAAGCAGCACAAAAACCAAGTTCGATTTTATCAAATCGAGCAAGGCAGAAATTGTATTCCATGACCAGGACCGCTGGCTTTATGATATACTTGTGGATAGTGACGATCTTATTCTTAAAGGAATCATTTATCAAAATTCTACTGCCATTTTTACGGGACTGGTAACCGCCCAACTACAAAAAACACCTTTTACAGAGTCATTGAATCTGGTTACCGTAACCATTTACGACGGAATAACCAGGCTAAAAGAATATGACGATATCACAGCCTTACCGAGCGGGAAAGCCTCATTAACCGATATATTTCGCGGTATACTCGACTCATTAGGCTATTACCTATACATTGATGTTTACATGAATGTATATCCTTATCCTTCAAGTGGCAGCAAAGCGCCCGATTTAATAGGCATAGAACTTGCTGATTTTTTCGCCATAAAAGAGGATCTTACCTATTACGATATACTGGAGTACATTTGCAAAACCTTGCAGTTCAGCTTCTTTCAGGAAAATAATGTATGGGTTTTCCAACATCTCACATCAATGGCCGGTTCGCCAAAGAAAACCCGGATAGATCTCGCGGGATCTACAACTTACAGTACTAGCAGCGTTGAAACTACGTTCGCCCTTGAGGATGTTGCTTACAGGCCGCCAAAGTTTAATGTACCCAAAATCGATACTATTTTGATAAAGGTTCCCGCCGTGGATGCCGGTAATTATAAGCAGGAAAGCATTAAGAGGCGTGAAAATCTGCTATGGTTGAATCCATTATTTAAGGAAGGATCTACCGGCTGGACGGTGTCGGGTACCGCGACATTCAAAACAAATAGTGTTCAGGTTCAACCAGGAAGTCTTGTATTTCAAATGTCGGAGGCAATTGATTCCGGTCAAAAAGTGGAAGTGCTCCTAAATGCAACAATGATTCATTACATGATTGATGATAAAGACGCCGTTTTTTGGACGCCTCTTTTTTCCATTTGGTGTTACGAAGATACCGATCCCTTATCGGTTGCCCGTTACTGGAATTTTAGCACTCAAACGTGGGAGGTTTTTTACGACCCCAATGTGATTTATTATGCCGGGTCCATTGATCCCAGACGGGAAGATCCGAGCGGTGCATATATAGAGGAGTATGTAAGTAGGAATTTTGAGGTAACGGCGGAGTTCACAATACCGGCTTTCCCAACGGTACAAAGGGGACGGATTGAAGTCCATTTGGCGGGCGGAGCTACCCCGAACCAGACGAAACCATTCAATATATCGGCTCAACATAACTACGCCATATTACGGTTAAAGTACACCAACGATGTTGAAAAAGTAGCTCCTCAATACTTGCGTGTGGAGGCATCAACGAGCGCGAGCATGAATAAGGTTCAGGAAATAGAGATACCATTCCACGACGAAGACGCCTATGTAAGGTTGCACTTTTGGAACATGTACAACTCGTTGAAGACGGTTAATTGGTACCCGGATATAGCGCCGTTGCTGGATAGACTTTCGATCGATACTCTTAGGTTCAATTACGATACAAAGAACGGATTGGATCTCGTTTACTTGCATACAAAGGAAATGAAAATGATCAATTTGCACCGGTCTAGTATAGCGGGCGACGGTACATTAAATTATTTGCCGGTGTTCAAAGAGTGGGATTTGTTGAAGGGCCGGAGGCGGTTCATATTAATTGAGCATAACAAAAACACTTCGATAACGGTAAATTCTGATATGGAATATGTATTTAGCGACGAATAA